GACAAGTTGATGCCTTCAGAGGTGTATGGATTTACAGTAGCAAACCGACCGCCGTAAGGATCAGACTCAACCGCGGCCATCGTTGCCGAGGTCCGGAATGGGTTGGCAGCACGCAGCGCATCATAGGTCTGCAAGTTGCCCAGTTGGTTGGCAGAAGCGTAGTTCTGGATGACATCTACACCAAAGCCCGTAGAACGGGATAACTGGTCTATCGTCACACCGTCCCGTAACGCCTGGCGAATGGTGTTCTGGTAAGCCACATCCGGGTTATTGGGGTTTGCCCGGAGTTCGTTCTGTAAGAACTCGCTCACCAGCGCATCCTGATAATTGTCAAACTGAAGGACGTTGCGATTGACGTTGCTCAGTCCCAAACCCTCTGCCGTGGTGACAAACTCTTCTTGCGTGGGGTTGCGACCGTAGACCTGACGGAAGGCTGATGTAATGTCTTGAACGTCGTAGTTGTAGCCCTCTAATGACCGTTGGGCCATTTGTGAGCCTTGCTCTTGCGACATACCTCCGGTGAGCATTTTTACCCCGTTCTCGATCTCCGCATTGGTGGGTGCGCGACCCAGTTGGGTAAGGTAGACATCCGTTACCACGGCTTCTTTTGTGGTGTTGCTGGCGGGTAGATTGACGCCCGCATTGGTGGCAAAGGCATAGACATCGCTTGGGTTAAACCCTAAAACGCGACCCATCTGCTCGGCAGATACGCCAGCCCGTGCTGCCTCTTGTGCGATTGCAGCATAGTTGCCCGACAGGTTGTTCTGGGAAATGTAATCTTTAATATCTTGATCGGTAAAGGTTGCCATTTACATTCCTCGTGCGATGTTGAGTCCGACCTTGGTGGCTTCGAGTCGAGCATCGTTGGTGAACTGTTGTTCCTTCATACGCATATCGGCAGCGGCCTTTTCCTGTGCGATCTGGATGTCGGCCATCGCCTTCTGGCGCTTGACCTCGATGTCGGCCTCTGCCTTGGCGATTGTGGCCTGGATCTGGGCTTGCATCTGGGCCATGTATGCCTGGATTGCGGGGTCGGCCTGTTGCTGTTGCGGTGCGGGCTGAGACAGGGCAGCGTCGATCTCCGGTGTGACTTCCTTAAAGAACCGGCTGGAATCCTTGAACCCTGCGGCCTCAATAAACTTGCCTAATGTTGAGCGGTACTGACCCACGGATACCAACGGATTGGCAGGACCGTACTGCTGGATGATCTGCTCCTGCTTCTGGAGAATCATGCCCAGCATCGCCATCTGCTCTTGGCGGTTGCCCGTTCCAAGACCCACGTTGACGCTAACGTCGTATTGGGTATCCCACTCGCGGGGGTCCATAGACACAAACTTGCCACGCAGACGGATCGTCCGGGGCTTGTCTTGGTACTTGCAGAGCAGGTGCAGGATGTTCTTGAAAATGTCCTTGATACCCGTCTCGGCGAAGATTCGGGCGATCAGTTCCATCTTGCCAGCGGCGGCGTTTTGCATGGCCGCAATTGCCGTGGCCGTGGTGTTTTGCAGGATGTTGGGGTCAAGACCCTGAGAAGCATCCGAGACGCCAGTCCGTTTGGCCTGAACGTCGTCCATGTATTGCAGCATCGGAAACGACTGCCCTGCGACTGCTTGGACTGGAAGTTGCTGGATGGCGGCGGGGTTCTTCACACGAACCACCCCACCCGGAGTAACGGTCAGTAAATCGTCTAGGTTGACCTGCCCGTCTACGGCCACGACCCGAGCGTTGTTCGTCAGGTAAAGGTTGTCGAGAATCTGGCGGGTCAACGTGGACTTGATCAATTGCAGGTCCATCGTCCGGTCGGCCAGAGACTGACCAAAGAACTTGTGCGGCAGCGGAATCGGGCAGATGGAGGCAAACGGGAGGTAATCAATCTCCTCGTTTTCCAGGACGTTCTGTCCGGCATAGATTACACGGCGCAGTTCGGCAATGCCGTCCTCGTCGTAGTCCACGCGGATATATGCCTCAAACGTCTCCACCAACTGCATGGAGGGGTCCAGACTATCGTCATCCGGCTGTTCGCCATTGGAGTACCGTGCCACGCGCTCTGGCGTGTAGGTCAGGTCTTCGTAGGATGGCAGGTTGTCAATCGTATCCCGGTCAAATCCCATCGCCACCAACTCAGAGCGGGTCACCAAACGGCGGTGAGCGCAGAAGGGTGAGTCTTTCAGTTCAATGGTTTTCTTGCTGACAATAAACTCTTCAGGCGGGATGTTCTCAATGACAACCCGACCCTTTTTGTCGGTCTTCTTGATCTTTACATCGTAGGCAAAGACCGGAACAGGAACAGACACGCCCGTCATGGGATCAGGCAGTCCGGGGACTTCACCAATCTGCTTCTGGTCTTGGCTGACGACTTCGTACTGTTGGTCTTGCAGGAGGAGGAACAGTTCTTCCTCGGACAGATTCTCATACTTCTCGGTATTGACCTCGGTCTCGTCCTTCCAATAGACCTTGACCGTTCCCGTCTTTGACAGGAGCGAATCCTTGATCATTGTGTGCAGGATGGAGATTCCTGGGTTATCCCGCATAAACACCCAGTTACACATCTGCGTGGCTTGCTCGGCCAGTTCTACGTCTTCCGGGCCATGCGGCTCAAATACCACCACCTCATCGGATGCGGTAAACACACGCATCAGCGCGGGCATAGCACCGTCTACGGCTTCAGCCACCTCGCGGGTAACAATCCGTGACCGGCCATCTACTTCGTTGCCGTACTCGTCGCCGTTGTAATACTCAATGGCTTTGCGGCGGGATTCGGTTGTCTCCGTCTCCAAGTAACCAATGGCATTGTCAATCTCGTTTTCGAGTATGCCTTTTAGGGTTTCTTCATTCATTTACACGATCCATTTGGTATTGGCGTTGATTGGTTTATTCCAGTTGCTCGTTTGGTTCATACCGACCGCAAGGTAGCGGAAGGCGTCAGCCGCGTGGGACGTATAGTCGTGGAGCGGCTTGTCGTAGAACACCTGGCGTTTTTCGTCATATTCCCTGCGGTAGTTTCGCAGACAGTCTAATCCTTGCTTGGCTTTCGGGTGGAACCAACAATTTGGCAGTAGCCTTCTAACTGCTTGGATTCCATCATCGACGCCCAGTCGCGGACAAACTGTGATGGTAAGTCCAAGATCCTGAAGAGTCTCTTTTCGACTCTTACCCGTTCCCAGTTCTCTAACTTCGACATCGTGCGGGAGGATGTGTTCTGCGCTGGCATAGCCGTGGTCCTTAATCCAGTTGACATACCAGGCTAGACCTTGGCCGTGGTTTTCCACATAGTCGATGACCCTGACTTCCTTACCCAAAACTTGCGCGACGAAGATCGCCGTCGAATCACCAACACCCAAATCCCACGCCGTATAGGTTTTAAGTAGATCGTCTCGGGCAAATTCTTGAAACCGTTCAGGAGGGAGTCCCACGATGTGCTGGGCATAGAACGCGCCCTCGACCGGAGAATCAAAATTGCACTCGAATTCTTGGGCGTATTTAGCGTCGCCCATTTCCTTCTTGGCAGCGGCGAGTTCATCCGCAGATAGTATGCCCGTCTCCGATGCCTTGAACTCAAGTAGTTTCCAGCCGGGTTCGATGGCTGCGCGGTCTCGGAAGTCTTTGAAGTGGTTTGCACCCTTTGGGGTTCCTAGAAATAAGGCCCAACCAAGGCGGTCAGCAAGAGCAGGACGAACAATCTCGTTCCATATCTTTGGGTCCTGATTTGCGATCTCATCCAGAATAACGCCATCAAAATACTGGCCCCGAAGACTGTCAGGATTGTCCGAACCGTAAAGTTGTATCCGTCGTCCATAGAAATCGACCTTCAGTTCCGAGATGTTGGCCGTAGTGTCTAGCGGTTGGGTGAACTTTACAAGGTAGTCCCAAGCCACCCGCTTGGCCTGTCCGTAGGTCGGGGCAATATAGGCAAACCTGGGGGCTTCCTTCTCGCACTCGATGGCGCAATGGATCAACTGATTCAGCGCAGCGACCGTCTTTCCCAACCTGCGATGGGCCACCACCACCACAAAGCGGTGATCGCGGACGGCATCGTGAATCTTTCTCTGCTCGTCCCGCGGTTTGTATCCAGTTTCAACCTGGACTTCGGTCATATCCCCGTGACCACCTTGATGGTCAGCGGTCCATTCTCTGCGCCCGTAACCTCAGTCCGAGCCAGTTTGGGGATGTGGTACTCAGCCATCTTTTGCATGATGTCCAGCGCCTTATCCGGGGCTGGCTTGATTCCCATGCTCTCGTCACCATAAGCAACCAGTTGCAACCACTCATCCATCTTCTCGGAGTTGCGCTCTAAGAGGGTAGCGATGGCCTCTCTGACCATTGCGGTGGACTTGTTGGGGCTTCCGAGTGGTCTGCCCTTCCCTGCGTTGGGGGGCAGTCGGCGTTCTGTAACCTGTTCTACTTTACTGTCTTCCATTTCCGAATCCTTCCGGTTGTTCGGGATAACTTTGTTGTTAATTTACCACAAATTCTTTATTTTCTTACCGAGTTGGACCCAGTAATACTCGACGTTCCAACACAGGTCTTTCCAGAGTTTCTTGATCATGGCTGCTCCTTTGACAGCACCACGGATATAGAATCCACGGCGCGTGGGGTTCTTAGTAGTTCTTCCTTATCCATATGTTTGGCAAGTTCCTGGCCGATCTCAGACAGTTCGATTCCCATGCTTTCCATGTAGAACCTGTCTTTCCAGTTCAGATACCAATGCCAGTCTGTGTAATATAAGAATGAGTTCTCGTTAAACGCTCGGACATGGGTGGGGTCTTGCCAGGCTCCCAGGGATAGATCGTAGGGAACGTGGATATACATTTTCCCTTTGTCCGAGAGCAAGTCCTTACAGTTCGTCATCGCTTTTACAAGGTCTGGAATGTGTTCCAAGACATCGTTGGCGATGATCTCGTCGAACATTCCCTTCTGGACGAGAAACTCACCCAGACGAGTAAATATGCGGTTACCCCACGGGACTTGTGTAATGTCCAGTATCCAGTCGGGGTTCTTCTCGGCCTGGATGTCAGCGTTTATACAGTCACGCCGCCAATCCTTGCCGCTTCCTAAGTTCAGAGATAAGGTCATCTACGTTGGGTGAGCAGAGCAGGGGGACCAGTCTAACAATTTCTTCGTCAGGCAGGTTCCACCACGGGTTCTCTAGTAAAGCCTCAATCTGTGCGTCTGTAAAGCGTTTCTTGACTACCCTCGCTGGGTTGCCCGCAACGATGCAGTAGTCAGGAACATCCTTTGTAACCACAGCAGAATTGGCGACGACGGCTCCGTTACCAATTGTCACCCCGGACATAATGGTGGCGTTTGCCCCGATCCAGACGTCGTTTTTGATATTAACGTCGCCTTTAGTAGTGGGATGGCCTTCTATGGGATCTTTGAATACCTCCCGGGCCGTATGCCCAAACGGGAAAGTAGAAACCCAATCCGTCCGGTGATTCCCGCCCAGAAAGATCTGGACTCCAAATCCGATACTGCAAAAATTACCTACATGGTACTTGGCCCCCTCTCCCCATTGGAAGAACTGGGGGCTGCCGTAACTGTGCCTCACTTACTCTTTCGGCTTGTAGCGGGCTTTGAGCCTTTCACCGAGCGCTTTGAGGTCTTGGAGGTCTTGGCGCGTCTGGGGGACTTTGGCGGCCCATCGACGGAACTGAAGAGCGGCTGGGGTCGGCGCTCCCTTGGCGTCTTTGAGAGGGTGTCCAGCAGACAGGGCTTGGGCTGCTTTTCGGTAGATGAACTTGGCTCTGTCCCATTGGTCACCTGGACTTGCGCCCTTAGTTGACCGGACGGGCTTGCGTACAGAACCGCCTTCACGATTGTATTCAGCCATTTTCTTAGTAGTACGAGCATCGTATGCCTCAAATGCTTTGGCGGCCTGGCGTACGGTACGGGCCATTATTTCTTGGCCTGTGCGCCACGCATATTGGCGATCAGGGACGGATACTTGGTCCCGGTGGATTTGGCGAACCGTTTGGCAGCAGCCTTCTGGTTCTTGGACAGTTCCTTTGGCTTACCCAACTTTTTTGGTCGGGATTTCTCCCAGACGTCTTTCATTTCTTCACCCGCTTGGGTAGTTTTTTGAGGCTAGATTGACCCTCTTTCACCATCTTCTTGGCGACGGACTGGGGAACCCCGGTGGCTTTAGCGACCTTGGGGTTAGCGGCGGCTGCAAACATCAGTTTGGCCTGTTGCTTGGATTTGAAAGGCATCAATCTTCTCCGTTTTCCATGTCTGACTCTTCCTCCTCTTCCTTGTCAAATTCCCATGCAGCGCACAGGTTTTTGTCGGAACAGGTGAATTCCCAAACCTCGCAAAAGCCCTGGCCCTTGCCGAGTGTCGGATAGTCGGTGTTGAAATACTCACAGTTTCCACACTTCTGGGTGCGGCTGTCGGACGGTCCGTAAGCGGCTTTCTCGACTGCGATTGCCTTGTTCTCACGGTTGACTGCCTCGTCCGTCATGGCTTCCGGCATCTCCATCTCAGGCTCTAGGAGACCGCCTTCCATCTTTTTGCCGCCTTTGGGCTTACCCAGCAGCCCAATCATAATGACCGGCCCCTTCATTTTTTGGGACCGTATTTACCGGGGGTGGGCTTTTTCTTTTTTCCGTACATTTCTGGACTCCATAAAAGAAGACCCCCAACCTTGTGGGCCGGGGGTCTAAGAGGGGCTTGAAGGAAAGGCGTGAGGAGGACGCACGTTCCCGACGAAAATGATAAGGTGTTTTTTGCAAAAATACAACACTTTTATCAATCTTTTTTTACCCAATAAACCCAGCGCATTTTGGGGCCGTTTCCGCTGGTCTTTTCTCGCTTGTCACGAGATAGGCGTCCCGACCGACAGAGACTTGCCAGGGACCCAGAAACAATCCCTGCCGTGATCTCCAGTTGGTCCTGGATCTCCTTGAGTGTGATCGGCTCCGCAGATGCCAAAACCAGTTCGTAGATTCGATCCGTCGTCCTCATTTTTCCCCCTTCCATATCAAAATTGCCGAGATTATATAAAGTATGGCGGCTAAAACGGCCGCAATTTCTTTTGACACGAAAAGCATCTCCATCTGTTCCTCTTATAAATTTGTGTTGAGCCTTGATCTAAGTTCTTCCAAGTCTGGC